ATGAACGATATGGAATGGGGCGGGGTCGGTGATCCCGAAGGGCCGTTTGTGGCCACGTCGCACGTCACCGACAAGCCTGCGGACCAGGTCGGGGAAGCGCGGCGAAGATATGATCCGGAAGAGGCGATCACCGTCGCGGATGGGCTTTTCTTCTCTTACGTCCGGGACCTGGAAGCCTATCAGGATGCCTTGGCGGCGGGAAGTTCGGCTTCTGTCGATCCGGCAGAGTTGAAGAAGGCCACGCAGGTGGCGCGGGGAGTCCGCGAAGCCATCCACATGATGATGACGGAAAGGGACAGGGTTGACAAACTTCGCAAGGATATCGCCGGCGGGGTCGGAGGAGGCAGCCTCGATCTTGACGCGGCAAGAGATGAGATCGGGCGCCGCTTGGCTTGCCTCCGCCGCGCCGGAGGAAGTTGACGCGTTTCTGGGTGGTCTGTCCGAGAACGCGCTGATGGCGCTGCCTTGGCTGTTCGAGTTCTGGGCCCTGCCGCACCAGTTGCCGCCGGAAGGCGACTGGAAAAGCTGGGTCATCATGGGCGGGCGTGGTGCGGGCAAGACCCGCGCAGGCTCGGAGTGGGTGCGGCGGATGGTCGAGGGGCCGACCGCCGCCGCACCCGGCAAGTGCCATCGCGTTGCGTTGGTCGGAGAGACCTTCGATCAGGCGCGCGAGGTGATGGTCATGGGCGAGAGCGGCATTCTTGCCTGCTCTCCTCCGGATCGCCGGCCGGTCTGGGAGGCCGGGCGCCGGCGGCTGGTCTGGGCCAACGGCGCGACTGCGACGGTCTATTCCGCGCATGAGCCCGAGGCGCTGCGCGGGCCGCAATTCGACGCCGCCTGGGTCGATGAGCTGGCCAAGTGGAAGAAGGCGGAGGACAGCTGGGACATGCTTCAGTTCGCGCTGCGGCTGGGGCGGCATCCGCAGCAGGTCGTCACGACGACACCCCGCAATGTCGGCGTGCTGAAGCGCATACTTGGCAATGCCAGCACCGTGACCACCCACGCGCCGACCGATGCCAACCGGGCCTATCTGGCCGAGAGTTTCCTGGCCGAGGTCGAGGCGCGTTACGGCGGAACGAGGCTGGGACGGCAGGAACTGGACGGGGTTCTGCTGGACGATGTGGAAGGCGCGCTGTGGACGACCCAGATGCTGGAGGGCGCACGGGTGGATCACGCGCCGAGGCTGAGCCGCGTTGTGGTCGCGGTCGATCCGGCGGTTACGGCAGGCAAGGCCAGCGACGAATGCGGGATCGTGGTCGCGGGGGTTCTGGCCGATGGCGAGCCGCGCGACTGGCGCGCCTTTGTGCTGGAAGATGCGACGATCAGGGGCGGACCGACGGATTGGGCGCGTGCGGCGATTGCCGCCATGGACCGGCATGGGGCCGAGAAACTGGTGGCCGAGGTCAATCAGGGCGGTGATCTGGTTGAAAGCGTGATCCGGCAGATCGACCCTCTGGTGCCCTTCAAGGCGCTGCGGGCCGGTCGCGGCAAGGGGCTGCGCGCCGAGCCTGTCGCGGCGTTGTACGAGCAGGGTCGCGTCCGTCATGTGCGGAGCGGCAATCTTGGAGCGCTGGAAGACCAGATGCGCCAGATGACGGTTCGGGGGTTCGAGGGGCGAGGGTCGCCTGATCGGCTGGATGCGATGGTTTGGGCCATCCATGAGCTGATGATCGAACCGGCCGCGGGATGGCGGCGGCCGCAGATGCGGCGCTTGTGACGACGGTGCCGGGGGTTTCACCCCCGGATGCCCAGGATATTTCAGCAAAGAAGAAGGGGCTGGCCTGCGGGTCGGCCCTTTTTCATGGCCGGGACATGGAGGCGAGCATGGCGTTTCGTTTATTTTCGCGGGAGGAGAAGATCGCTCCCGTGCAGGAGAGGAAGGCCAGCGCGACGGGCCGGGTCGTGGCGTTCGCGACCGGTTCGGGGCGACCGGTCTGGTCGGCGCGCGACACCGGGTCGCTGACACGGGGCGGGTTCGTGGGAAATCCCGTGGGTTTTCGCTGCGTCAAGCTGATTGCCGAGGCCGCGGCTGCGGTGCCCCTGGTGTGCGAGGATCGCGAGCGGCGCTATGACGCCCATCCGGTCATCGACCTGCTGCGCAGACCCAATCCGGGGCAGGGACGTGCCGAGTTGTTCGAAGCGGTGTTCGGGCAGATGCTGCTGTCGGGAAACGGTTATGTCGAGGCGGTCGGACTGTCCGGTGCGGGGCTGCCCGAGGAGTTGCATGTCCTGCGTTCGGACCGGATGAGCATCGTGCCGGGCGAGGATGGCTGGCCAGTCGCATTCGAGTATGCGGTCGGTGGCCGCAAGCACCGTTTCGACATGACGGGCAGCCCCGATCCGATCTGTCATGTGAAAAGCTTTCATCCGCAGGACGACCATTACGGTCTGTCCCCGATGCAGGCTGCAGCGGTGGCTTTGGACGTCCACAATAGCGCCTCGGCCTGGTCCAAGGCGTTGCTGGACAACGCGGCGCGACCCAGCGGTGCGATCGTCTACAAGGGCGCGGACGGGCAGGGCGTGCTGAGCCCCGAACAGTACGACCGGCTGGTGGGCGAGATCGAGATGAACCACCAGGGCGCGCGGAATGCGGGCAGGCCGATGCTGCTGGAGGGCGGACTGGACTGGAAGCCCATGGGGTTCAGCCCCAGCGACATGGAATTCCATCAGACGAAGATGGCGGCATCGCGCGAGATCGCCTTGGCGTTCGGCGTTCCGCCGATGCTGCTGGGGATCCCCGGCGATGCGACCTATGCCAATTATGCCGAGGCGCACCGGGCCTTCTATCGGTTGACCGTGCTGCCGTTGGCGACACGTGTGGCGGCCTCGGTCGCCTGGTGGCTGTCCGAGCATCTTGGCGCCGAGATCGATCTGCGTCCCGATCCCGACCGCATCCCAGCCTTGTCCGATGAACGCGATCAGCAGTGGAAGCGTATCAGCGAGGCCAGCTTCCTGACCGATGCCGAGAAACGGGCGCTGCTGGGGCTGCCGCCGCTGGCCGATGGGTGAGGCGATGGAGGGATCTCGTTTCGTCAAGGATGCCTTCGGCTGGCACGATCAGCGGTTCGAGGCGCAGGAGCGGATCATGGCGCTGCAGTTCGGCACCGTCGAGAAGCGGCTGGAGCGGATCGAGGCGCTGATCGAAGGGTTGGAGAGGCGACTGTGGATGACCGTCTACGGCGTCGTCGCGGTGATCCTGACACAGGCGGTGCAGGGCATTCTGGAATATGCGCCGAAAGGAGGCTGAGGGAATGGTTCCGGGACTTGAGGTGAAATTCGCGGGCGGGACACCGATCCTGTCCGACGATCATGTGATCGAAGGCTATGCCAGCCTGTTCGGGATGACCGATCAGGGTGGCGATGCCGTGCTGCCGGGCGCTTTCGAGGCCAGTCTGAAGCGACTGACGGGCAAGGGCGACAAGGTACGGATGCTGTGGCAGCACGATCCGACCCGGCCCATCGGCGTCTGGGACGAGGTTCGCGAAGACGAACGGGGTTTGTGGGTCAAGGGGCGGTTGCTGCCCGATGTGGCGCAGGCCCGCGAGGCGGCGGCGCTGATCCAGGCGGGCGCGATCGACGGGCTGTCGATCGGCTATCGCACGATCAGGGCCGAACGCGACCAGAAGGGCCGGCGCGCGCTGGTCGAAGTCGAATTGTGGGAAGTGTCGCTGGTGACCTTCCCGATGCTTCCCGAGGCCAAGGTCGGTCGCAAGGAGGCGGATGAACTGCGCGAGATCGCCGCGCTGTTCGTCGCGGCATCCGAGGTGCTGCGGACCGAGTGAAATCGATGCCGCGCGCAAGCGCGCATTCCATGGGTTCGGACCTTGCCCTGCAAGCTGGTCCGGCAACAGGGGCGGGTGGGCCCCGCACATCGCGATGAGGAGAAGACCATGACCGAGGCAAAGGCCGCGGGCGGCGGAGATCCGTCCGCCGATCTGAAAGGGGCCATGATGGGGTTCGTCGGTGAACTCAGGGGTTTCCGAGAAGACATCCAGACAAAACTGCAAGCACAGGAAGAGCGCATGAACATGCTTGATCGCAAGACCGCCATCCGGGGCCGTGCGCCCCTTTCGACCACCGCCGAAACCGAGATCCCGCACCAGAAGGCGTTCAATGCCTATCTGCGCAGCGGCGACGATGACGGGCTGCGCGGTCTGGTCATCGAAGAGAAGGGCCTGACGGTCGCCAGCGATGGGGGATTCCTGGCAGCGCCTCGGGTCGCGGAAGCGGTGCAGAGCGTGCTGCGTTCGGGCGCGTCGCTGCGCAAGCTGGCAAATGTGGTGGCCGTGGAATCCTCGGCCTACGAGGTTCTGGTGGACAAGGGCGACATGGGTGCCGGATGGGCCACCGAGGCGGATTCGACGGAAACTGCGACCGGCGGGATCGAGCGTATCTCGATTCCGGTGCATGAACTGTCAGCGATGCCCAAGGCCAGCCAGCGCCTGCTGGATGATGCTGCGTTCGACGTCGAGGCCTGGCTGGCCGAGCGGATCGCCGACAAGTTCGCCCGTTCCGAGGCTGCCGCCTTCGTGATCGGCGACGGGGTCGCCAAGCCGCGCGGCATCCTGTCCTATCCGGTCGCCGCGAACGATGCAGCCACCGACGGTCAGATCGGAATCGTCACCAGCGGTGCGTTGGGCGACTTCAACCCTGAGGCGCCAGCGGATGCGCTGATCGACCTGATCTATGCTCTGGGTGCAGAGTATCGTTCGAACGCCAGCTTCGTGATGAACTCCAAGACCGCCGCGCGCATCCGCAAGATGAAGGATGCCGATGGCCGCTTCCTGTGGACGGATGCGCTGTCGGCGGGCCAGGCCCCGCAGCTGTTGGGATATCCGGTGATGATCAGCGAGGACATGCCCGATATCGAGATGGAATCGCTATCGATCGCCTTTGGTGACTTCCGCGCGGCCTATACGATCGTCGAACGCCCTGATCTGCGCGTGCTGCGCGACCCGTTCAGCGCCAAGCCGCATGTTCTGTTCTATGCGACCAAGCGCGTCGGAGGGGGCGTCACCGACTTCCGTGCCGTCAAGCTGCTGCAGTTCGCCTGATCCCTTGCCGGATCGGGCGAGGGAGGGGGCTGCGCACGGGTCGCGGGTCATTCCGGCTTTGCATCTGTCCGCGCGCGCTGATGGCCTGCGCGCGGGCGCGGCCCCTTCCCACACACGAAAATCAGGCGGGGCCGCTGGGGTCCCGCCGACGTGGAACGACCAGGCGGACGGCAGGACGGGAGGTTCGCGACATGATGCTGATTGAGGAAACGGCGCCGGCGGCGGAGGCGCTGCCGGTCGCCGCGCTGCGCGAGCATTTGCGGCTTGGCTCGGGCTTCCAGATCGCCGAAGACAGCGCCGAGACTGCGGCGCTGACGGGGTATCTGCGCGCCGCGATTGCCACCATCGAGGCCCGCACCGGGAAGGTGCTGCTGACCCGGCGCTTTCGGATGCAGCTGGATGACTGGCGTGATCGACTGGGGCAGCCCCTGCCTTTGGCGCCGGTCATATCGGTCCAGGGGATCTCGATAGAAGACGGTGCGGGTACCGTCACCGAGATGGCTGCGGAAAGCTGGCGATTGCTGCCCGACGGCCAACGCCCGATGATTCTGCCGACCGGAGTGATCCTGCCGCATGTGCCGCGTCGCGGCAGTGTGACGGTCATGTTCACGGCGGGGTTCGGTGCGGACTGGGCGGCAGTGCCTGCCGATCTGGCCCAGGCGGTGCTGATGCTGGCGGCCCGATACTATGAGGATCGCAGCTTCGAGGGCAGCAAGGGCGCGATGCCGTTCGGGGTCAGCGCGTTGATCGAGCGCTGGCGCCAGGTGCGGACGCTGGCCGGCCGCGGCAGCCGGGAGATGCGCTGATGGGTGTGCCGAGGTTGAACACCCGCCTCGCGTTGGAGGCCCCGGAACGGCAGGCCGATGGCATGGGCGGGTATCGCGTCGTCTGGCAGCGTCTTGGCACGCTGTGGGCCGAGATGAATGCGGGTTCGGGACGGGAAAGGTTCGCCGAGGTCGGCCCCGAAAGCGTCGTGTCGTGGCGGATCACCGTGCGTGGCGCGCCTTCGGGCGACCCACGCCGACCGCTGCCGGGACAGCGCTTGCGATTGCAGGATCGCCTGTTCCGGATCGAGGCGGTGGCCGAGCGTGACGCGGCTGGTCTTTGGCTGACCTGCTTCGCGAAAGAGGAGGAACCCGCATGAGCTATGCGGCCGGGGTGGCGCTGCAGGGCGCGGTCTATCAGCATCTGCGCGCCGACACGGCATTGGCCGCGCTGGTGGGCGATGCGATTTTCGATGCGATGCCGGTCGATGCGCCAAGCGGCGTGTTCGTGTCGCTGGGGCCGGAGGAGACACGGGATGCGGGCGACATGACTGCATCCGGGTCGCAGCACGATTTCATCGTATCGGTGTTGTCGGGGGCCGATGACAGCGCAGGTTTTGCCGCCGTCAAGGCGACGGCGGTGGCTGTCAGCGAGGCGCTGGAAAACGGCGCGATGTCGCTGGAACGCGGGCATCTGGCGGGATTGTGGTTCCTGCGCGCCAAGGCGCGGCGGGTGGAAAACGGGGCTGCGCGGCGGGTCGATCTGACGTTCCGCGCGCGCATTGATCTGGGCTGAGGAGACGGACCCATGGCGGTACAGAACGGACGCGATCTGCTGATCAAGATGGACATGACGGGCGATGGCGCCTTTGAGACGGTGGCCGGGCTGCGCGCAAGCCGCCTGTCCTTCAACGCCGAGACGGTGGACGTCACTTCGCTGGAAAGCGAGGGGGGCTGGCGCGAATTGCTGGGCGGAGCCGGGATGCGCAGCGCCTCGGTTTCGGGATCGGGCGTGTTTCGCGACGCCGATACCGATGCAAGGGCGCGGCAGGCATTCTTCGACGGTGAAGTGCCGCTTTTCCAGGTGGTGATCCCGGATTTCGGCACAGTCGAAGGGCCGTTCCAGATCACGGCGCTGGAATATTCGGGAAGCTACAATGGCGAGGCGACATATGAGCTGACCATGGCTTCGGCCGGGGCGCTTGGCTTTACGGCGCTGTGATGGTGAACCCGTTGCGTGGCGAGGTCGAGGTGGTGCTGGACGGTCAGCCGCATGTCGCCCGGCTGACACTGGGCGCGCTGGCGGAACTTGAACATGATCTGGGCGCCGACAGCCTGCTGGCGGTCGCCGAGCGGTTCGAGGCGGGTCGCTTTTCAAGCCGTGACGTCTTGTCGGTGTTGGTGGCCGGGCTGCGAGGCGGCGGATGGCAGGGCCGGGCAGCCGACTTGTTGACCACTGAGATCGGCGGCGGGCCGGTCGCGGCGGGGCGCGCCGCGGCCGAGTTGCTGGCACGCGCATTTCGGATCGACGCATGACGCGCAGTGACGGGGCGAAGGGCGGGCTGGACTGGTCCGGCCTGATGCAGGCCGGATTGCGGGGGCTGGGTCTGCGACCGGATCAGTTCTGGTCGCTGACACCGGCAGAACTGGCCCTGATGCTGGGCATCGAGGCCGGACCCCCGGCAATGACACGTGGTCGGCTGGCCGAATTGGCCGCCCGATACCCGGACAGGCCGATGACCGAGCCATCCGGCAACAAGGACAACTGACAATCGGGGGCCATCATCATGGCGAACAAGGACGGTTTCGGAACCACGCTGGACCAGGTGGATGAAGGGTTCGGTCAGACCAGCCGGATGACGGCGGAATTCGAGGCCGAGTTGGCGCGGCTTCGGCAGTCGATGGTGTTTACCACGCGCGAGGTCGGCAGCTTGAGCTCGGGCATCGAAACTGGCCTGCGTCGGGCCTTTGATGGCTTGATCTTCGATGGGCAGAAGCTGTCGGACGCGCTGAGAGGCATCGGGCGGCAGATTGCGGACACCGTTTTTTCGATCGCGATGAAGCCGGTGGAAAGTGCCTTGGCAGGATCCTTGGCGGGGGGCGTGACCGGGATGCTGTCCGGCGCGCTGCCCTTTGCGCAAGGCGGTGCATTTGTGCAGGGGCGTGTGATGCCATTCGCAAAGGGGGGTGTCGTCGCCGAGCCCACGCATTTTCCGATGCGCGGCGCCACGGGATTGATGGGCGAGGCCGGCCCCGAGGCGATCATGCCTCTGCGGCGTGGCGCGGATGGCCGTCTTGGCGTTGCGGCGGCGGGCGGGGCTGCCAGGCCCGTCAATGTCACCATCAATGTCAGCACGCCTGATGTCGCAGGTTTCCAGCGCAGCCAGTCGCAGATCGCGGCGCAATTGGGCCGCGCGCTGGCGCGCGGCGATCGCAACGCCTGAGTGCGAGGAGGCAGAAATGGCATTTCATGAGGTCAGATTCCCCGCGAACCTGTCGTTCGGATCGATCGGGGGACCGGAACGAAGAACCGAGATCGTCGCGCTGGCCAGCGGTTTCGAGGAACGCAACACGCCATGGGCACATGCGCGCCGCCGCTTTGACGCCGGAATGGGATTGCGCTCGCTGGACGATCTTGCGGCGCTTGTGGCGTTTTTCGAAGCCCGGGCAGGACAGTTGCACGGGTTTCGGTGGAAGGATTGGTCGGACTTCAAGAGCTGCGTTCCGTCGAAGGAACCAGTCTTCGACGATCAGGAAATCGCACGGGGCGACGGCAACACCGTCAGCTTCCAGCTGATCAAGTCCTATTCTTCGGGACCGGCGAAATACCAGCGGCCCGTGACAAAGCCGGTGCGCGACACGGTCCGCGCGGGCGTGGGCGGCGTCGAACGTTATCCGGACATCGACTATGATGTCGATTTTGGCACCGGTGTCGTCACGTTTCGCGTGCCCCCTGAACCCGGCGCACGCGTTTCTGCAGGCTATGAATACGACGTTCCCGTCAGGTTCGACACCGATCGGATCGCGGTTTCCGTCGCCTCGTTCCACGCCGGCGAGATCCCGCAGATACCTGTGGTCGAGGTGCGGATATGACCACAACGACGATTTGTCGGGCCTGGGCCATTCAGAGGCGTGATAGCGTTGTTCTGGGGTTCACTGATCACGATGCACGGCTTGAATTCGACGGTATCCTGTTCCGGCCGGATCACGGCATGAGTGCGCGGGCACTGGTGCAGGGGTCGGGCCTGTCGGTGGACAATTCTGAGGCTGCAGGCGCGTTGTCGGATGATGCAATCACCGAACGTGACCTGCTGGCCGGGCTTTGGGACGGCGCGACGCTGCGGATGTGGGAAGTCGATTGGAACGACCCTCGTGAACGGACGCTGATCTTTGCTGGATCCTTGGGCGAGGTCTCGCGAGGGAACGGTGCTTTCCGTGCCGAATTGCGGGGGCTGTCCGAACCGCTGAATGCGGCGCAGGGCCGGGTGTATCATCCACGCTGCTCGGCCCGGCTTGGGGATGGGTGCTGCAAGCTTGACCTGACCGACGACAGATGGCGCGAAACTGTCGCTGTCGAGGGGCTGGACGAGGGTCGGATCCTGCGCTTTGCCTCGTTCGGAAACTTCACGAATGGTTGGTTCGAACGCGGATCCTTGCTGGTTCTTGATGGTCCCGCGAAGGGTTTGGGCGGGGTGGTCAAGAATGACATTTCGTTGTCGGGCGGAGGGCGAGAGATCGAACTGTGGCAGGCGATGGCGATACTGCCCCGGGTGGGCGACCGTCTTCGCCTGACCACAGGTTGCGACAAGCGCGCCGACACGTGCCAGAAGAAGTTCGCCAACTTCCTGAACTTTCGCGGCTTTCCACATTTGCCAAGCGAAGACTGGTTGATGGCCCCGGGTGCCGAGGGTCGAAATGGGTGATGGCGACACGGTGGTGGCGATCGCGCGCGGCTGGATCGGAACGCCGTATGTGCATCAGGCCAGCGTGCAGGCTGCGGGTGCGGATTGTCTGGGCCTGATCCGAGGTATTTGGCGATCACTCTATGGATGTGAGCCCGAGGCGACGCCCGAATACACGCCCGACTGGGGAGAATTCCGCGCGGACGAACCGCTCCTGGCCGGGGCGGCGCGGCATCTCGTGCCCATCGCGCGGACAGATCCTTTCGGTGAAGGGCAGGTCCTGCTGTTCCGAATGCGCCAGGGTGCGGTTGCCAAGCATCTTGGCATCGTCTCGGTGGCGCAAGATCCGGCGCGGTTCATACACGCCTATACACATCATGGCGTGATCGAAAGCCAACTGACCAGTCCCTGGCGGCAACGGATTGCTGCCAGATTCCGCTTTCCATGACGAACAACTTGAGGAGACCGCAATGGCGACGATTGTGCTGTCGGCAGTGGGTGCATCCATCGGAGGCGGCTTCGGCGGTGCCTTTCTGGGTTTGTCGGGTGCGGTCATTGGTCGCGCCATTGGCGCGACGGTGGGCCGGGCCATTGACCAGCGTCTTCTGGGCGGCGGCTCGAAAGCCGTCGAGACGGGCCGGATCGACCGGCTGAGGTTGCAGACAGCGGGCGAGGGCGCGCCGATCCCGCGTATCTGGGGACAGATGCGGGTGCCGGGCCATGTCATCTGGTCCTCGCCCCTAGCCGAGATCCGCAGTAGCGAAGGCGGTGGCGGCAAGGGCGCGCCGCAGCCCAAGGTGACGCAGATCAGCTATCGACTGTCGGTGGCGCTGGCGCTTTGCGAAGGACATATTCTTGGGGTCGGGCGTGTTTGGGCTGATGGCGAGGAGGTCTCGGCTTCTGAATTGAACATGCGCGTCTATCGGGGCATTGAGGCGCAGATGCCCGATCCGGCCATCTCGGCCCATGAGGGCGAGAATGCCCCTGCCTATCGCGGCGTGGCCTATGTGGTCCTTGAGGATCTGAGCCTTGAGCGCTGGGGCAACCGTATGCCGCAGCTGAGCTTCGAAGTGACCTGCCCGGCCCAGCACGGCAGCGGCCTGTGCAGCGATGTGCGCGCGGTGGCGCTGATCCCGGGAACCGGAGAATATTCGCTGGCGACTACGGCGGTCACTGAAGATCTTGGTCTGGGCGAGACGCGTTCGGTCAATGTCAATACGCCGATGGGCGGGACCGATTTCAGTGCTTCCATGGATGTGATGGGGCGCGAGCTTCCGAATGTCGGGTCGGTGTCCCTGGTCGTGTCGTGGTTCGGCGACGATCTTCGCATCGATCACTGCAGCCTGCGCCCCAAGGTTGAACAGGTCGATGCCGAGGGCAGCGAGATGCCGTGGCGCGCGGGTGGAATCGCGCGCGGTCAAGCGCAAGAGGTGTCGCGGGTCGATGGACGACCGATCTATGGCGGCACGCCGTGCGATCGCTCGGTGATCGAGGCCCTGCGCACGATCGAGGAAAGCGGACGACGTGCGGTCTTCTATCCTTTCATCCTGATGGAGCAGCTAGCCGGGAATGGTCTTTCCGATCCGTATGGTGGTGCAGAGCAGCCGGTGATGCCATGGCGAGGGCGGATCACGACGCCCTTGGCGCCCGGAAGGTCCGGTTCTTCCGATCTCACACAGGCTGCCGTCGATCAGGTCGCGTCATTCTTCGGAGAGGCCGAGGCGGATGATTTTTCCCGTTCCGACGACACCATCGTCTATCACGGGCCTGACGAATGGTCCTATCGCAGGTTTATCCTGCACTATGCACATCTCTGTGCGGCAGCGGGCGGCATAGATGCGTTCGTGATCGGTTCCGAGATGGTCGGCATGACGCAGATTCGTGGACCGCAGAACAGCTATCCCGCCGTCGCACAGCTCAGGCGGCTGGCATCGGATGTGCGCGCAATTCTGGGACCGGATGTGAAGATCGGATATGCGGCGGACTGGTCCGAGTATTTCGGCCATCATCCCGGAAACGGTGAACTGTACTTCCATCTGGATCCGCTGTGGTCGGATGAGAATATCGACTTCATCGGCATCGACAACTACATGCCGTTGTCGGACTGGCGGGATGGCGAGGATCATCTGGACGCGCATTGGGGTCGCATCGACAACCCCGACTATCTTCAAGCCAATGTCTGCGGTGGCGAGGGATATGACTGGTACTATGCCAGCGAGGCCGATCGCGATGCCCAGATCCGCACGCCGATCACCGATGGTCAGTATGACGAAGCGTGGGTATGGCGCTACAAGGACATGGCAAGCTGGTGGCAAAACCTGCATTTCGACCGGCCGGAAGGGGTGCGATCGCGCGAGGCGACCGGGTGGGTTCCAGGTTCCAAGCCGATCTGGTTCACAGAATACGGCTGTGCGGCGTTGAACAAGGCCACGAACCAGCCCAACAAGTTTCTGGATGCAATGAGTTCGGAAAGCGTGCTGCCGTATTTCTCGACCGGTCAGCGTGACGACGCCATCCAGGCGGCTTATGTTCATGCGGTCGCCGCCTATTGGTCGGTGCCGGGCAACAATCCGGTCAACGACGACGGCGTGGCCATGCTGGATCTTGGACGCGCGCATGTCTGGTGTTGGGATGCGCGTCCATATCCTGCATTTCCGGCACGCGCGGACTTGTGGTCGGACGGCCCTGCCTGGGAACGTGGGCACTGGTTGAACGGCAGGGCCGGGGCTGTGATGCTGAGCGCTGTGGTGGCTGACATCTGCAGATTCTCAGGGGTTCAATCCTTCGACGTGTCGGGGATGTCGGGTGTCGTTCGTGGTTTTGCCTTGCAGGGCGGCCAAAGCGGTCGCGCCGCGTTGCAACCCTTGATGCTGGCCTATGGGTTTGATGCGATCGAGCGTGACGGTGTGTTGCGCTTTGTCATGCGCGATGGGTTGGCCAGGGCCGAAATCGGGGCCGACCATCTGGCAATTTCTGATGACGTCAGTGGTTTGGAAACGGTGCGCGCACCCGAACCTGAGATTGCCGGACGCCTGCGTTTGACGCATGTCGCGGCTGGTGCCGACTATTCCGTGGCAACAGCAGAGACCAGTCTTCCGGATGCTGACCAAGAGTCCGTGACCGACAGCGAATTTCCCTTGGTGCTAACGCGTGCCGAGGGGAGGGCGATCGCCGAACGATGGCTGGTCGAGGCGACGGTGTCGCGCGACACGGCGCGTTTCGCGTTGCCACCTTCGCAAGGTCACCTGGGACCGGGCGACGTCGTTCGGCTGCGCCGCGACGGCATCGAGACCAGCCGGTGGCGTATCGATCGCGTCGAACGCGCCGGCGCGGCGACGGTGGATGCCGTGCGGGTGGATTCTGGCGTCTATCGACCGGCGTTGACCAATGAGGAGGAGCCATCGATCCGCCGCTATGTTCCGCCGATGCCGGTGATGCCGCTGTTTCTGGATCTGCCGCTGCTGCGAGGCGATGAGGTGCCGCATGCACCCTATCTGGCGGTCACGGCAAAACCGTGGCCGGGCACCGTCGCAGCCTATGTTTCGGTCGAGCCCGAGGGGGGGTATGATCTGAACCTGACGCTGAACCGCCGCGCCGTGATCGGACGGACCCAAAATGCGTTGCCATGGGCCAGGCCGGGATTGTTCGACCGGGGAAACGCGCTGCGAATTCAGCTGAAATCGGACGATCTGCGATCAGTCACGCAGCGCGCCCTGCTGGCTGGTGCGAACGTCATGGCGATCGGGGACGGGACGTCAGGCAACTGGGAAATCATTCAGTTCGCAAGCGCCCAACCCCGAGGTAACGGAGTTTGGGAAATCAGTTCGCGGTTGCGAGGCCAGGCGGGCACGGATTCCATGATGCCCGCGGCATGGCCGGCGGATAGCATGATCGTGTTGCTGGACGGCGCGCCCAAGCAGGTTGTGCTGCCACCTGGCGCACGCGGACAAGAGCGATTCTGGAGAATTGGGCCGGCATCGCGTTCGCCCGACGATTCCAGCTATCGTGCGGTGACGACAGAGATCCGCGGGGCAGGGTTGAGACCGTATGCGCCGTGCCATCTTCGAACAGCAGGGCGTCGGGTCAGTTGGATTCGCCGCACCCGGATCGATGGCGACAGTTGGGACGGACCCGATGTCCCGCTGAACGAAACGCGCGAAGCCTATTTGCTGCGCGTCATCCAGTTCGGCGCGACTCTGCATGAGGTGCAACTGGGCGCACCAGAATATGTCATCCCGGTCGATATCTGGCAGGCGATCAACGGCGGCGGCGCCTATGCGGTCGAGGTTGCACAGTTGTCAGACCAGTACGGGATCGGACCGTTTGTCAGGAGGATATTCAATGCCGACGAATGA